ACCGTGTGTTTCGGCGTAGGCTCGGTGACGACGTGATCCATTCGGGGTCATGGGTCGCTGGCGTTCGGTTGAGCGATGACCTGTGGGAGCAGTACAAGAGGGGCGACCTCGACGCATTCAGCGTTGGCGGTTTCTCCTTCAAGACGAAGGTCTCCACAGACGCAATGCCGGATGTCGAGTTCGTTGACTTGGCTCCTTCCGCATAGTCAACCCGGAAGTAAGGAGGGCAGATGCCTCCGAAGACCATTACGATGCTGGGCTCGCTGACGACAGCGGAACTCAGCCTAGTTCGACGCGGCGCCAACGACAGGCGCTTCGCCGTCACGAAAGGGATGGACATGGATCTCCAAGAAGTCCTGCAATCAGTTCTGGCCACCGAGGCCGAAGGCGAGAAGGCCCTCACCCAGACTCTGAAGTCCGCTGGCCTCGACGAGGACGGCATCGGTGTTGCGATCGCGCAGTATCGCCTCCAGCACGGCTTCAAGGACAAGGTCAGCAAGGACGCGTTCGCCGCCGTGGCGAAGGCGGCCGGCTATCACGATGTCAAGAAGACGGAGCCGGCGCCGAAGCCCGAGCCTCGTTCGAAGACCCCTGCCGACATGCCTCCAGAGTTGGAGGCCGTCTGGAAGTCGCAGCAAGAGGCCATCACGGCCGCCAATGAGCGGTCCGAGAAGCTCGAGCGTCAGCTTGAGCAGGTCCGCAAGGACGCCTTGCGCAAGGACTACGTCGCCAAGTGCGAGCGCGAGTTCGCGCACGTCCCGGGCATGACCGCCGAGCAGATGGCGGACATGCTGATCCAAGCCGAGTCCGTCAGCAAGGAGTTCGCCGAGGGCCTTCAGAAGCAGTGGAGCGCGACGGCCGAGGCCGTCAAGAAGTCTGGGCTCTTGAGAGCTTCTGGCTCTACTGGCCCTCGCTCGACGAGTGGCGACGCCTGGTCGCAGATGCAGGCCATGGCAAAGGAGCTCGTCCAGAAGTCAGCAGGCGAGCTGACCTCGGCGAAGGCGCTCGACAAGGTCGTCGCTGAGAACCCCGACCTGTATCAGGAATACCTGAACCAGAATCCTGCGCAGCTCGGGAAGCGGTAGACACCGCACTCGCGAGACTACGTCGGGGACCGTTTCAACCTCACCCACATTAGGAGCCAACGATGGCATGGGAAAAAGTAGGACCGACGCTTCCTGGGATGGTCGCCGGCGCAGATCTCACGTCCGGCCAGCATCTGTTCGTAGTCGTCAACTCCAGCGGCAAGGTCGTTGCCGCTGGAGCTGGCGCCGCAGTGGATGGCGTCCTGCAGAACAATCCTAACACCGACCAGGCCGCAACCGTCTGGGGCGTCGGCTCGGTGTCCAAGGTCGTCGCAGGAGCCGCAGTCCTTCAGGGCGCACTCGTCACGCCGAACGCAAGCGGACAAGCCATCACCGCCGTCAGCGGGAACTACATCGCTGGGCGAGCCTTGCAGGCGGCCACCGGAGCGGGTCAGAAGATTCCCGTCTGGGTGACCTCCCCAGGACGTGTGGCATAGCGGGCTCTTTGAGAACCCGTTGGAGCCCCTTTCACCAGAAGCTAAGAGGAGCACGCAATGCCTCAGCCGACTGCATCGGACGTTCATGTCAACCAACCGTTGACGTCCATCAGTATCGCCTTCATCCAGGACCAGAAGGAATTCATCGCCGATCAGGTGTTCCCGCAGGTCCCCGTCCAGAAACAGAGCGACCGGTACTACGTCTACGACAAGGACGCATGGTTCCGGTCCGACGCGCAAATCCGCGCTCCAGCAACGGAGTCAGCGGGAAGCGGATTCACGGTCGACAATACGCCGACCTACTACGCGGCCGTCCGCGCGTTCCACAAGGACGTGGACGACCAAATCCGCGCCAACGCCGACCCGGTCATCAACCTGGACCGCGATGCCACGGAGTTCGTGACGCGCGACCTCATGCTCCGCAAGGAGCTGGACTGGGCCTCCCACTACTTCACCACGGGCGTCTGGACGGGGTCCTCGACTGGAACCGATGTGACCCCCTCCACCCTCTGGGATGCCTCCGGGTCAACGCCCATCGAGGACATGCGCGCAGAGCTGATCGCCACGAAGCGGAACACGGGCTTCCGCGCCAACGTCGTGGCCATGGGCGAAGAAGTCTGGAATGTCCTAGTGGACCACATCGACTTCCTCGACCGCATCAAGTACACGCAGAGGGCCATCGTCACGGTGGACCTGCTCGCGGCCGTGCTCGGTGTGGACAAGGTCGTCATCGGTGGAGCCGTGCAGAACACGGCGAACGAGGGGGCGACGCTCAACCTCCAGTTCATCTTCGGCAAGAACGTGCTCGTTGTCTACGCGGCGCCTCGCCCGAGCCTCATGTGGCCGAGCGGCGGATACACGTTCGCTTGGACAGGCATGTTCGGCGCCAATGCGGCCGGTTCGCGCATCATGCGCTTCCGCATGGAGCACCTCAAGTCCGACCGTATCGAAGGCGAATCGGCCTACGATCACAAGGTCGTGGCTGCCGAATGCGGTGCCTTCTTGACCGGGGTCGTCTCGTAGACCCACTCCTGGTTGAGCTGACGCCGTCGTTCGGGCCAACGACGGCGTCAGCTTTTTCACGGGGACGCATCACAAAGGAGTTGGAGTCATGCCATACGTAGCACTGCGAAGCATCAAGGTGCAGAAGTCGGACCGGACTGTCGAGGTCCGCAATCCTGGTGACCCTGTTCCTGAAGCCGACACATGGCGGAACGTCGAGTTGTGGGTCCGTCGAGGCTATGTCGCGCCGGGAGACGGGACCACGCTTCAGCCCGTCAAAGCCTCGAAGAAGCCCATGATCCCTGTGGACCCGCAAGGCAACCCGATTGCCGACCTCGTGGCCTACAAGGGAGGGGCCGTCGCGCCTGTCGTAGTCGAAGAAGGACCGGCATCGCCGACGCACGAGTCGCTGAGCAAGCTCACCAAGGTCCAGCTCATCCAGATGGGCGAGAAGTACGGGCTGGACTTGAACGACACTTCGCTCAAGGAAGAGCTGATTGCGAGCGTCTTGAACGCTGCGAAGGCGTGACGCCATGACGTGCAGGAAGTGGACATACAACAACGACCCCGCGCGGTCGCCAAGCGATGCGGTCCGCTTCTTGGTCGGCGACACCATCCGGGATCGTCCTCTTCTGGACGACCGCGAGGTCGAGTGGATTCTGACGCAAGCCGAGAACACTAGCCTTCGCGCAGCTCTTGCGTGCGAAGCCCTCTGGTCCCGGTTCCTGGCCATCAGCGACTACACAGTCGGGTCTGTCTCCAAGAAGTTCAGCGACGTTGCTGGCAAGTTCAAGGAGCGGGCGGCCGAGTTCCGTCAAGACGCCTCCAAGAACGCCCTCGTGTCCTTTCCCGCGCATCTCAAGAGCACGAAGGACGTTCTTGAGACCGATTCGGAGCTGGAGCTGCCTCAGTTCTCCATCGGGATGGCCGACAGTCCTTTGGCCATCCAGCTCAACCAAGAGTTGGGGGATCTGTGGAGGCTCCGTGGCTGGTGACGTCAAGATAGACGACCGCCGTCTGCGGGCCTTCTTCAAGCGCATCAAGCCGATGCTCAAGGGCGTCAGCGTGACTGTCGGCGTTCAAGGCAAGGAAGCAGAATCGGAGTACGAAGACGGGACGCCAACCGTCGTCGTCGCGGCCGTCCACGAGTTCGGCAGCAACGATGGACGCATTCCTTCGCGCAGCTATCTGCGTTCCACCTATGACGAGAACCGTCGCAAGTACGAGCAGATGGTTGCCAAGGAAGCCCGCAACGTCGCGAAGGGCGTCGGCACTGCGAAACAGGCGATGTTCAAGACAGGCGAGACGCTCCGGGCCGACATCATCAGCAAGATAAAGGGAGGGATTCCACCGCCGCTCAGCCAGAGGACCATCGACGCGAAGGGTAGCTCTGTGCCGCTCATCGACACAGGACAGCTCATCGCTTCCATCACGACCGTTGTCCATGAAGGGAAGGCGAAATGATCGGGTTCTTCGACGACTGCATTGCCGATGCCGGTGTCGACGTCGAGGTGACTCGGTTCTTGGCCTCCCCCGTCGTCAAGGGTCGTGTCGTAGACGCTCCGCTGAAG